AAAAAAAAAAAAAAAAAAAAAAAAAACAAAAAAAAAAAAAAAAAAAAAAAAAACAAAAAAATCCAAAAAACAAAGAAAAAAGTAATTCTCTCAATAAATAAATATATTAACCGCGTAGAACTTAAAAATATTTATTATATATTTATCATAAACATATAATGGAAGTTATTGATATTGGATTAAGCGATTTAGAACCTATTTCTTTAAATTTCGACGAACCATCGTCTTCCTCTTCTAATAAATATGGTTCCAGTGGTTCTGTTAATTTCGGTGGAGGAATCGAATTTTTAATGAATGAAAAGAAAATGTCCTCTTCGGCATCCACAACGGCGGATTTAGGCGATTTAGACCGGCTAGAAGCCGAATTAAATGACCTATCCTCTTCCTCTAATGGAAATTATTCTAAATCCGGGGATTCGAATACGAAATCCATCAGTGGAATTGGAGGTTTTGGAAATATGTTTGGGGATATGTTCGGATCCTCTTCTTCGAATGATAAAATCAAAGTCGATATTAGCGAACCCACTGATTCTAATTTAGGACAAGCCACTTCCGAAAGTATGGGAAATACCAAGACATGGGATGGTTTCACTAAATTAGGCGATACAACTACGAGTGCACCAAAAGTACCATTATCGGATAGAGAGAAGCGCAGAAAGAAACGCGCTATGCTTCAGAAACTAGAGGATTGGTATAACAAGGGTCAGATTAAACATAATACTCAATTCACTATGGAATCCTCCTATGAGGAAATCGAGGATGAATATGAGACAGCACTCGAAGATAAGAGGAAGAAAGACAGTGTGAAACTACAACAATGGTGGTTTATGACGTTTGTGAATTCTCTCGAATATGCGAATTCCGCATTTAATCCGTTTGATATTAATCTCGATGGGTGGGGTGAACAAGTCAGTGAGGATATCGATTCTTATGAGGAGATCTTTAATGAACTCCATGATAAATATAAGGGTGGTAAATTAGCACCGGAGTTATCTTTACTTCTAAGACTCGGATTCTCGGCAGCGGTAGTGAATTTCTCTAATAAAGCGCTTTCTTCGGCAACCCCTGCCTTTAATGATGTCATTAAACAGAGTCCGGAACTCATGCGAATGTTTACGAATGCGACAGTGAATTCGATGTCCCAGGCCAGCCCTGGATTCGCCTTTGCAAATAATATGATGAATGAACAGGGCCCACAGCGTAATATGGGACCACCTCCTGCAGCACAGGATCCAAAGAATATTCCCCCACCACCGAGACCGGGACAGAATCAAAACCAAGTACCTTTAAATCAAATGCAGTTCCAGGAACGCCCTGGCCATCCATCTTTCCAAAACCAACCATCGGAAAGACCCGATATCGCAATGGCGCGTGGTTCGATGTTCCGGGAACAAGGTATCGATCTAAATTCATATGAATCGGCGAATAATCAGAGACAACCTACCACTCTTCCTATGCAGCAACCAAAAACACAACGACCAGAGATGCGTGGACCACAAAATACCGATATCGATAATATTTTATCGGGTCTGAAAACAAAGACGGTTGATATTCACCAACCATCAAATCAGCAGACATATGATAATGCAGATGATTCTGTGATTTCCATCTCTTCGTTAAAAGATATGCAGGGAACCGCGATTCCGAAGAAATCTAGAAGAAAGAATAATGGGTCTGCAAGAAATACGATTTCTCTCGACCTTTAGATACTTCTATTCTAGAGATTTGATTATATTTACATCTTTTATTATAAAAGATGTAAAACACATATATTTCATCTATATATTATATATTAGAAAATAGTAAAAAAATAGAAATGATCACACCCTTGAATATGTTACAGATAAATGATGGAACACCATCAAAAAAGGCGTGTCCTAACTCAAAACATCATCGGTGTAAACCGAAAACAATTTGGGACTTAATACATCCGAACTCACCGAATCCATATCCAGATAGTAGTCCGATGAGTCCGGATATGGTAGATGAGAAAATACCTGATAGTTTATCCCCATCTAAAAAAAAACAAACAAAATCCATTAGATCGAAACTACGGTCTGCGCGAAAGAAAATCGGTACTTTCGTATTAAATAATACGCGGAAACGTATCCAACTTGGTAATACCCTACCAGTTATCTGTTCAGACACAGGTGAATGTTTATCTTTTGGAAAAATGACAAATGAAATAAAAACACTTTTTAGAGGATTTACGCGCTTTGATTATATTTTCGATATGAAACAGGTGACTTCTGGTATAAATGGATTTATTTATGAATTCAATTATCAACGAAAAGGATATATTGCGAATACCATTTTAAAATCATCGAATGATAAAATGGCCGATAATTTAGTATATGAATATTTAGTTGGTATGAAATATATAAATAAAATAGTAAAACGATTTCCGTGTTTTATTGAAACCTATGGTCTTTATTTCTATACCTCCGAGGATCCATGGAAAAGAATGAAATCGAACCAAACGATTGATAAAACGATATTAAAAGGTCTTTTATTACAAAAATCAGTCGATTATAATAAAGCATGTGAAGAATCGAATCTAGCGGCTATTTTAATTCAAAATATTCCATCCGCAAAACGACTAGACGAACGACTCATTGATGAAGGATATGTTTTTTTAAAATACGAATTACTCTATGTTTTATTTATTATTTATCAAGCGCTTCATTCGATGAAAACACAATTTACCCATTATGATTTACATTATAAAAATATAATGGTGATTGAATCTACTCCTGGAAAATGGATCCAATATATCTATCATTTACCGAATAAGGAGATCCTCCAATTTCGATGCCCCTATATTCCGAAAATCATTGATTATGGAAGAGCGTTTTTTAATACGAGTACGGTTTCTTCGGAGACGATCTATCAAGAGTTATGTAAAGTACCGAATTGTAATAACTCCGACGAAAAAACATGTGGTAAATATAATGGATTCGAAACATTATCGACGGAGGATACCTATCGTAAAAAGAATGAGAGTCAAGATTTACGATTATTATCAAAAAAAGATATTGCAATAAATCAATACTATGGATCAGATATTACTATGGAAAATATTAAAAACGGATTTGATATGAAGACGGGGAAAGATCGAACGCTACCGCATACAGAAACCAGTCGGCAAACATATCAAATATTAGAGGCAGTGAAATATACCGGAAATTATTTCACAGAAGAAGATCTTACGGAGAATGGTCCTGAATATAAAACCATCGCAAATATATCCGATGCATATGGCGCATTACAGAATGCCGTCCAGAATCCATTGATTCAGGAAGAAAACCAAACACGGTATATATCGGAAAATAAACTCGGGGATTTCCATATTTATTATAATAAGGATATGAAATATATACCTAGTCGCTGATAGACCGATTATCATAAATAGGCGTGAAAAATTATATAATTATATGTATATGGACTATAAAACAATATCCCCTACAAATAATATAATACAAGATTTTTCAAAAATATGTAGATCAAAGGAAGAAGATAAAGAAAAAAAAATTTTATTTTTCATAAAAAATATACAACAAATATTTTTAAGAAAATCGATCAATGATTCCAATCAAACTGCTTTATTATATTTTATAAAAGAGGAACAATTTGATATAGCATTAAAACTTGTTAAAATAGATACAAATTATGATATTCAAGATAAAGATGGAAATACACCATTACTATTGATTTCGGGATTTGATCATGATATTACGGTTCGTATTGCGCGTGAATTATTAAAAGGGAATTGTTTGATCGAACATAAAAATAAATATAAAGAAAATATAATCATTGCATGTTCCAACTATTATACGATACCTTCTTTAAAAATATTACATATGGTTTTAGATATAATAGAAGAGAAACAACTGGATATAAATATCGTTTTTCAAACAGATAAAAACGATAAATCTTGTCTTGATTATTTAATCGATGGATTAATAGCATCTAAAACAAAAAAACCAGAAGAAGAATGGAACGAAAAATTACATATAAAAACAATTATTCGTATTTTCAATATTTATAAAGATACCAACCAATATGACAAATATTTTAATAATATTATTAAAAGAGTTTGTGAAGATGACCTATTATATACTATATTTGAGAAACCATTCGATTTAGCGCAATTTTGTATAGCCCCTGAAAACGCAGAAGCAGTGATTCCTATGGCTGAAATATCTAGTGCACCCTATAGAAAATCTATCAAAAGAGCATCTGTAAAACCGATTGCTATTGCAGAACCTATCACACCAGAGCATACGAATGCGAATGGTCATTTTGCAATTGGTAGAGAACATTTATATGAAAGAATGGAAAAAATAACATCAGGAGGTAGATATACTCGAAAAAATCGAAAGAATAACTATAAATAATTATCACTGGAATGTGAATCGAGAGACTCATTACTTTCTATATTATGTATAGGATTCTGTATTGGACTCTGATATTCAATATCATGTATTTCTACTAATTCGGTATTATCTATGTTTTTATAATAATATGCATAATATACACGTATGACTAACATAGTGAAATCTAATGACATCAATGGCGCATAGTTAAGAATCAAGGATGTATCATTGATAGAAATTGCATAGGCTAGGGCTAAGGATGTTCCACATAACATAATGACTTTTTCTGGGATATTATATACATTTGCGTTTTTATTCCGAATATTTGCGTATGCTTCTGGGATATAACATAAAAAGAAAAAGAGAGACGCCATATTCATTAAATAATTAGTATGAAAACCCATTCAGATTATAATTATTTATAAATAAATAATTATATTTATATGTTTACAATATATTTTATATTTTTACACCTTTTTACATTTCAAATGCCTGCATAAAATTGATTAAAAATTATATTATTATAATATCTATTAATATTATGATAACAATAAATTCTCAAGAAGAATACGATTCGGCGAAAAATAGATATGAGGAAGCTATACAAAAATCTTCTCAATGGGAATATGATTTGGAAAAAAAATATAATGAAGACCAGCAAATTGATATTATGGGTATGATTGCGTATTGGGAAAATCAACTAAGAGGATTTGGAAAACGGAATGATGAA